TGGTACTGCCCTTGACCCACTGCTTGTTAATATCAAAGTAAGCATTACTCTGACTATTGATGAAGCTGTTGCTGTACTGAATGCCTCTGCTCTAGCTGCCCTGACTGTTGCTACATATTCCAATGTTGGTGGTACAGACCTCACTGTTACTTATGATACTAACACCGTAGACGGTAATCTGTTTACCCTAGTTGCTGCTGTTGGTACTGCTTCTGGTGCAACCCTTACTGGTGGTCAAGATAATCGAGCTATCAGTCTTGACACTGAGAATACTACTCTGACTCTTACCCAAGCTGTAGATCAAGATTTTACGCTGGCAGACGGTAGTCCATATCAGCGCAAGACTATTGCAATGTCTGCTAAAGGTGCAGGTAATGCTGTACTCACCCCTACCAACTTTACTGATGGTACTACTATCACTTTCGATACTGCTCTTGACTACGTTGAGCTGCAATTCATTGTATCAGCATGGAAGGTTGTAGGTACTTCTGTAGCAACTATCGCTTAACAGTACATTTCTGATGAGCCTTCTATGAGGGTTCATCGTAGATGTTATTTAATAATTAATTCAAGGGATAATCATGAGTATAGAAAATATTAACACGCCTCAAGGTTATCTTCAATCTACTCCATACAAAGACTCTTCAAAGAAGCCTACTGTAGCCACACCTTGCCATGAATACGAAGAAATGGCCGGAGCTTGGGAGCTACCAGAAGCCCTTATGGGTGGCACTAGGGAGATGCGTAAGGAGCCTCATAAATGGCTTCCACGCGAGCCTAGAGAGAAGGTTGACGCGCATAGAATCCGTGTACAACGCTCTGTCCTTTATAATGCGTATAAACGCACAGTGATGACTCTTTGCGGTCTACCTTTTGCTAGTCCTGTTGCTGTTGAGAAGATTAAACCAGATTTAGCATACCTCATTGAAGATGCGGATTCGATGGGTTCAGATATTACGAGCTTGGCCTTTTCCCTCCTCAAAGACCAAGTTCATTTGGGGCTTACTTATATTCTTGTAGACATGCCTGCCATCGAAGGTAAGGTAACAATTAAGCAACAAAAAGACTACAAGATTCGCCCCTATTTTTCACACATCTCTCCAACTAACCTTATCTCTTGGTCTTATGAGAAGAAGGGTGGGCTTATTGAGCTTACCGAGATTCGCATTAAAGAAGAAGTGTATGAGAAAGATGGTTGGGGAGAAGAAGAGTATGACCAGATTCGTGTAGTTACTCCAGAAGCCTTTGAGATTCATAGAGAAGTAAATAAAGGTGAGTGGCAAGTTATTGAGAGTATCCCTAATAATCTTGGATACATTCCTCTTGTAACTATCTATGGTAATCAAGAAGAGTTTATGACTGCTTATCCTCCTATGGAAGATTTAGCTTGGATGAACCTACGTCATTACCAACAACTCTCTGACCACGACACAATACTCCATGTAGCTTCTGTACCAATTATGTTTGGTACTGGATTTGATGATGGAGAGATGGATGGAATTAGTGTTGGCCCTAACACACTTATCACCACTTCTAAAGAGAATGCCAAGCTAATCTATGTAGAGCACTCAGGCGCAGCTATAGGAGCCGCTGAGAAGTCCCTAGAGCGTGTAGAAGAGCGTATGGCTGCATTAGGTGCAGACCTTGTAGTTCGTAAGAGTGTAGACCGTCAGACAGCCACTAGCAGAAAGATTGACCAGAGTGAGTCTATCAGCTTTCTGCAAATTGCTATCAACAACCTTGAATCAGGTCTTCAGCAAGCTATCGCTATTGCTGGTGATTGGATTGATGTAGATGGTGACAACACCATTGTGAACATCGGTGACAACTTAGACGCCGGAGCTGGTGGGCCAAATACGATTGACCTGTTGGCTGCATTCCTGATTGAGAATCAAGGCATGAATTTAGAGCAAGCAGCTAATGAGCTTAAACGGCGTGGAGTATTATCAGACACATTCACGCCTCTTAAGAAAGAAGTAGAAACACCAGCAGCACCAGTAGTACAACCAATCGAAGGTGAGATGCCTTCAAACGAAGAAGTACCCGGCGAGACGCCACAACAACCATAAGCGGGAGCTTTGAACATGACATTAGCAGCATTTGTAACCGATATTGAGTCCGTAGAAGATGGGGTTAAAGATTTTTATAAGCCGTCCGGTAATGGTTATGTCCTTGACGTAGCTCCAGTAGAGTTCGCATCTACAGAAGACGGTAAAGAAAAGAAATATAGATACGCCCTAGAAGATATTCACGGGCTTGCATCAAGCCTTGGTAAAGAGAGGAATAACGTTAGCTCTCTTACCAAAGACCTTAACAAACTTAAGAAAGAGTTTGATGGTGTAGACCCAATGGACTTGATTGGGACTAAAGCTCAGTTTGAAGACCTTCAGAAGAAGTACGATGAATTGATGGCTATTAATCCTGAGAGTAAAGCAGATGAAATTGCTGCTCAGAAGGTTAAAGATGCTATCGCCAAGAAGCAGAAAGAGTGGGAAAAGAAGTTCAATGAAGATGTTGGTGAGCGTGATTCGCGTATTACCGGCCTAACCTCACAACTGCAAGACCTAATGATTAAATCTACTGCTGTTAAAGCCCTTGCAGAAAACGGTGCTGGCGACAGTGTAGATCTCCTCCTACCTCATGTACGTAAGAGTACAAAGCTCTCTGAACAAGATGGCAAGATTACTGTTGAAGTTGTGGATAGCGAAGGTAATCCTCGTGTTCGCTCAGACGGTCGTAATATGAGTATTGAAGACCTCATGCCTGAGTTCAAAGAGCGGTGGCCTAATGCCTTTGATGCAACGGTTAAGGGTGGTAGCGGTACTCCGCCTAACCCTCGCGCAGCCAGACCTACCCCTCAAGGCGAGTTATCTTCCAAAGAGAGGATTCGTATTGGCCTTGAGCAAATGGCAGCAGGTCGAAAGTAATAAAGAACAACAGCTTGGCAGTGGGATTACTAAAGAGCATAAGAATTTGGTGCGGGGATCGTACCTGTAATAAACCGCAGTTGCGGTTCCAACAAACCAAACCGTAAATTAAAATAGATAAGGAGAAGTTATATGGCTTCCGTAACTCTTGCAGAAAGCGCCAAGCTTTCACAAAATATGCTGGCAAGTGGCGTCATTCAAGACGTGGTAACTGTAAACCAGATGTTCAATGCTCTACCCTTCCAAGAAATCGAAGGTAACGCCCTCCAGTACAGCCGTGAGAGCGTGCTTGGTGATGCAATGGTAGCTGGTGTAGGTACTCAGATTACTGCTGATGCTGCTGCTACTTTCACCACTGTTACTTCCAGCCTGACTACCATTATTGGTAAGGCCTCTGTAAACGGTCTGATTCAAGCTACCCGTTCTAACTACAGCGACCAAGCTCTTGTACAAATTGCTTCTAAGGCTAAATCAGTCGGTCGTAAGTATCAAGACATGCTTATTAATGGTGACTCTGGTACTGCTAACGAGTTTGATGGTCTTCTGAGTCTTGTTTCAGGCGGTCAGACTGTTACCAGTGCAACCGACGGTAGTGTGCTCTCTTTCCGTGCTCTTGATGATGCAATCGCTCTTTGTACTGCCAAAGATGGCATGATTGATTATATTGCCATGAATAGCCGCGAGATTAACACCCTGCTGGATATGTACCGCGCTCTTGGTGGTGCCTCTATCAATGAGGTAGTTACCCTACCTGATGGTACTGTAACCAACATGCCTATGTATCGTGGTATCCCGATCTACCGCAACGATTGGCTACCTATTACACAAGTTCAGGGGGCATCCTCTGTAGCCTCTAGTATCGTAATGGGTACTTTTGACGATGGTTCCATGAGCAACGGTATTGCTGGTCTGACCGCAATGGGTGATGCTGGTATGCGTGTAGTTCAAGTTGGTCAAGCTGAAAACTACGACGAAGAAGTTTACCACATTAAGTGGTACTCCTCACTAGCCAACTACTCCGACAAAGGTCTAGTAGCCATCACTGGTATTGTACCTGCGTAAGTAGTTAAAAGTTAGATGTGCCGAAAGCAGCCACTACTGAGAGTAGGCCATATTCCTTAAACTTTAGTGGAAGATTTAAGAAAGATGATTGAAGGAGTTAAAATGTACACATTAAAACTTGT